TTAATCTCCCTAATCCTTCTTCCTGTTGAGCTAGCTTTGTAGTAACTGAGATAAGTGAAGACATAGCATCCCTAGCATCTTTTACTTTATTAACCTTTTTACCTAGGGCCTCATTTAACCCTTCAAGGATATCACGTTGTTCTATGTATTTATTATTATCATCAGCTATACTCATTAGAATATTTTGTTATAAATATTGGAAGGCATCATTTCTTTGATGCCTTCGTAGTATAATTTGGGGAGGATTTAGTAGCTGATTTTAGGAATTCTGGAGAGTTTACTCTACCATCTGTACCTATTACTGTTTTAGAATTTGTACTCCCTGCTTGTGCTTTTTTATGTTCTGCTGCTTCATTTTCGTAATGTTCCTTCATCTTATTAAAAATGAAAGTACGTAGCCAAATAGGCATATTGTAGATAGTATGGAAATCATAACCGCCGTTACTATGAAATACTATCTCATGTATTTGGGTAAATAATGAAACCCTATACTGTAGCGTCAGGCCAAAAAAAGTTGACGGTTATCGGTATTTCAATATCTTCCACCCCATCTATTAAATCAACTTGAGCTGTTAAATCAACATCAGGTTGTTTATCTGCTACGTGTTTACGGAATGATCTAGCGTCTTGAGCCAAGAAATAAGTGTCTACAAACTCACGAACCACCTTCCTGTCACTATCCCCGTTAACGGAGATTATCATGTATTTAAGACGAGTAGATACATCTGGTGAAGCATTCTTGTTAATTTTCTTTAACCCTCTTAGTTCAGCTTCAATAGCCATTTCATCTTTATGAGTTAATAGCTTGTAAGTAATTATGGCCCCTGAATTGGGGAGGGTAAAACTAAACTCATTTTGACCTTGTGAGATTGAAGTCTCATCAAATGGTTTGTTATCTAGTAAAGATAAATCTACCATTACTTTTTCCCCTTTATACTCAAACTCATAATCTTTACCATATCCCAAAACACGAGCTGCTATCATAATAGCATTCTTATCACCAACAATTAAATCTTGATAATTAATTTTAGATACAATTAAAGATTGTAGTAATTTATCTAGTACTACACCTTTTTGAATATATGACTGATTTGAAAGAATGTCTTCTTCTTTAGCTGTCATATACTTCATTTCAATTTTCCCACTAGATAAAGCGTTATCTTCAGGATAAACTAGACCTTTTGAAGGTAATTCGATAATCTCAGTGGGGAATTTAAATTTACTTTCTTCCATAGTTTTGATTTAAAATAACTTTTGTTTCTTGCAATGATACGTATCAAAATAAAAAAGAACCTGACCGTAGCCAAGTTCTTTTTGAAAATAAATAAAAGTATTGTTTTTTTAGAAATTTAACACTGCATAATCAATAGAAAGAGTTAAATCTATTGTTTGTGCTTGATCTGAAGTGTCCCAGTCAAATCCTTTAAATGATGTATCTTTAATAAATGCTCCTTTTAAAATCCACTCAGAAACAATATCACCCACAGGACCTAAAACATTAACTGTTAAATCTTTTTTATAGAAATCAGAATACCCATCTCTACCTGTTACTGACTCATGGTGTAGTCTTACCCACTCCATTACAGCTTGAGCTCCTGAAGGAGTAATAGGATCAAATAAAGTTAAATTTACGTCTTCCCATTTTGATTTTCCTTTTACTTTTCGTTCAACATTTATGTGATTTAAAGTTACTGCTCCTTGAGTAATTTTTATATCACTTACAGATTTAATCATGAAAGAAGGAATACCATCTACATACAAGATAAACCTGTTTGCTTGTTTTGGTTCAAATGCTGTGAAAAATATTTCGTTTGAGTTTAATACTGCCATTTTAATTATTTTATTTTATTATAAATATTTACGATTCAATTTTTTATACTGGGAAAGTTGCTCCAGTTGGTAAAATGTTGAAATCTAGGTAAATAAATTCTGCTGTTTTAGTTGGTTGAATATAAATAGCACCTACTAATTGATTTCTATCAATTACATCTGCTGTGTTATTAGAATCATCCATTGTTACTTTAAAAGCATACAAACCTTGTCTTTGTTGAACACTTTCTAAATATGGGTTAACTTGACTTAAGAATGTATTTCTAGTAGCTCCTGAGTTTTGTTCAAATACTAAATTATCTGATACTTGAGAAATAAAAGATTTCAATTCAATTAATAATCTTCTAACATTTATTCTATCTAGAGCTGTTGGTTTTGTTTGTAGAGTTTTCTGACCAAATACTACAACCCCTTTTCCGGGGAATGTTGCTATTGGATTTACTTTACCTGTGTATAATTCATCTCTATTAGCTTGAGTTAATTTTCGTTCAGCTTGTACTACTGTTCCTAAACCACCTCTGTTAATACCTGCAGGTGCAAACCATGCTTCAGCTGAATTATCATTTGAAGCATATACTCCTGGAATCAATGTTGAAGCTGGAACCCATACTAATTGTCCTGTATTTGGATCTGTAACCATAACCCAAGGCCAATAAGCAGCAGCATATGAAGTATCTAAACTTGCAGCTGTACTAGTTGTAGTTGTTACTTGTGATCCATATTTTTCAAGATCTACTACTATAATTGCATCTCCTCTACCTTCAATATTTGAAATTAAATTATTTAAAGGGACTTTTTGTCCAGCATTTACGTAAATTAACCCTGGAGCTGTTATTACATTATATCTAAATTCATCTTTATTTGCTAATATACTAAAAGCATCATCATAATCAGTTCCTATTAATCCTTGTGTATTACCATCTGTGATTTCACTATAAAATTTAGCTCCACCACCAAATATCTTCCCACCGGCACTACCAAATGATCCACTTTGAGCTACAGGGATAAAGTCTTTAAATTTTGCTTTAGCTTCACCATCATTATCTAAATAGTCAGGTGTTTTTAAATTTACAGATTTTACTCTTACAAATTTTGAAACATTTGGATAATTACCAGATGTTTGTAAGTAAACATCAGTTCCACTTGTTAATTTACCTTGCTTCATATCACCAATTTGACGAGCAATGTAATTTGGTGATTTTGGATCTAGTGATACATTAGTAAATGACTCTACTACTGATTTTGATTTTGTATTATCATCTCCTCTTCTAATTATTACACTAAATACTCCTGAAGATGTATTTGGACTAACAATTTCCCATCTTAAATTATCAGATGATCCACTTGGCAGTGAACCTGAAGCTGATAAAGTTGATGTACTATTCATTATTTCACCTTCTCCTATTGTTTCTAAAGTAAAAGTACCACCACCAGCACTACCTGAAGCAATTGCTCCTGCTGTACTACCTGAAATGAATGATGAAGTTGCTTCTGAAAATGATCCTGAAGCTACTCTAGTTACTAATAATGTTGAACCCCCATTTTGGAAGTAGTTGTAAGCTGAAATTGCTGTTAAATGTGAGTATTCATCTGAACCACTAGTAAATGAACCCCCAAATTTTGCAGTGTATTCACTGTAACTTGTAACTAATGTTGGAATTTCTACTTGACCCTTTACAGTAGGACCTACAATTGCAGCTCCTGCTTGAATTGGTTGTGAAGTAATTTGCGTTTGGTCGTTTTCACGTGCTAATACTCCTGGGGAAATTAATGTTTCTGCCATTTGATTATGTTTTTATAATAAATATGTTAAATTTTTCCAAAAATCTAAGTGGTTGGAATAAATTCTTTAGTTTCTAAAGATATGGTTCCTTTCCCATACTTTTCTTCCAATTCTTTGGCTATAACTTGCTCTTGTTGTTGTAGTTGTTTTAAACTATTCTTAACATTTTCTTTTTCTAAGTCTAAATTCATTATTTGAATTTCAATACTTCCTGCAACGTTTGTTAAATTGGAGAATTGATTTCTTAATTCTTGTACTTTAGCAAATTCTTCTTCTGTTAAAACTTTTTTTTCCATCTTGATTTTTAGATTATTTGATTATAAATATTGATTTGGTTATTAAAAATTATTTTTTTTAGGGGTTAAATATTATTAAGAGCCAAAATATTGGATAGTAACAATAGCTTTTGGTTGGGTTGCACCATTATCAGTGCTATACATACTCATATAAATGTAAAATCTACAACCTCGAGGAACAAAGACGTTAGTTGATTGTTGTTTTGCCGTGATATTTTGAAAACCACCTTCATCAGTGAAATTAATTCCACCTAACCCTCCAGCTCTTTTTGCTTTATCAAAATCAGTTCCAACGAGTTCTGCAAAAGTCATATTAGTATCATAAAACTTACCAGTTCCAGTACCATTTTCAACTAAAATATTACAATATTCATGTTCTACATTACTATCTCCTATGTTATTTGGAAATTTTATGGATACAAATCTATCTCGGGTGGAAGTCTGTAGAGCTTGAGCAGAGGTTGAAAGGGCGGTACCTGTTCTTGCAAGTGCTGCGTTTGTAACATATCTTTCACCATCTCCTGTTTGATTAGTTGACACCATATATTGTTCATATGTTTGTTGGATTGGGAGTTGTGCTTGAGTGTTTAAATTACTCCATTCTACCTCACCATTACCATCAATAGCTGTAAGAACTTTTCCTGCTGATGGGGTAGTACCATTGGGGGAGGGGAATTTTACATCTCCGGCTAATTCATTATAAAGTGATGAAAAAGTAGCAACATTTACACCCGAAGCATTTACTCTTAAAGTGTTGGTTTGGAATTGTAAACTAGTATCTAAATCGCCTGTATGTTTTATATATTCAGGGATTATTAAATCCCCGGATGCAGATATATTATTACCAGAAATATCTCCACTAGCACTTATATTAGCAGATGCTGTTATGTTATACCCCCCTCCAAAGACGATATTATTGGATGAGTTTATGAGCATTACACCTACATTATTTTTTACTAAGTGAATTTC